AACAGGTCGCCCTGTATAACCTTTGCGCCACAGAGTACGTCGATGCTGATCGTATCGGTCTTGGTCGATCCGTCATAGTCAAAAACGATACGCAGACCCAAACCACGGTCGGCGATGTATTCGGCACGAGCCGCACCCGAAGGCAGTTCCAGGGGAACAACCGCGTAAGACAGCCCGTTCGGATGACCGGCAATATTGATCTGGTGGTCAGTCGTTTGAAACGTCAGAGCGGCGTTGTCAGCAACAGCGGCACCCAGACCCGTCTCCTCAATCGTGATGGAGGTCGAGCCGTTGGTTGAAAGCACAACGTGTTGCTTACTATCACCTGCAACCGTAAAGACATCACCGGCAACGATGGTATTGCTACCCGTGTCAACGGTCAAGGTTGTTGCGCCTGCGGCAAAACCGGCTCCGTTGTTGACGAGGTAACCCGTCGGCCCGTTGGTGTCATGCGTGGCGACATTCTGGTCCATGTAGTAATCCATGCCCAAGATGCGGCCCATGCTCGCCTCACGGAGCGCAGAACCATCATCGCCGCGCTGATCGGCCTGTAGAACCTGCGTCACGTTGCCGAGCATATCAGCCTTCGCTTGACTGTCGAGGATGCACATACGGCCTCTGGTCGGGACCTTGAGGTCGTCGAGCTTCTTGACAACGCCAACCATGTCAGCCAGTGAGTCGGGCGGGTCTCCGGCGGTCCCAACAAAGTTGGGAATCTGGGAACCCTTGCCGAGGATGTAGCTGTCGATGCTCTGCGCGATAGCGGCCACGGCAGGTTCAAGCAACTGCTGACGGAAGTTTTCAAGGTCGAGCGTCCACTGCTTCGACGTAACGGCAAAGGTCACGTCAAAATGCTTCTCAAGCGTCAAGTCGCGGCTCGATTCGGTCGCGTCTTGCGTTGTGGTCGTGGTCGTGAACTCTTGGGCCGTAAAGCTCGCAGGGCCACGGACGGCGATTGTATCGCCAACTTTCGCGCCACGAAACTCGTCGGCATAGGAGCGGTTGAACAGATTGGCCGCAACCAGTTCGTTTTCAAGAATCAACAAAGCCTCGCGGCCGATTATACTTGGGGTCAGAAACGTGTTAGCCATTTCCTAAAATCCTCTTGTTAGTGATGGCACTGCACAGGGGTCCGCTCTTTATGCGGGAATGAGTCCCTGCTCTCGCGCCTGTCTATATTCGTTTAACGACATTGACGAAACCTCGTCCGGCGTGTATTCACGCCGTGCACCACCCTGCTGAGTCGTGCTATCTGGTGTTGTTCCACCTCCAGAGTGACCGTTGGCCTTGAATGCCACCGCGAGGTCTGGGTCGTTCCTTCGCTCGGCTACGAGGTCAGCAAACCCCATAGGAGTCAAGTCTTGTCCCTTTATTCGCGGCGTTCCTTCGCCGTCAACGATCTCCACAACAACTTTCCCCTCTTCGTCAGTTCGTGCGCGGACTTCGTTCTTGAGTATCGGCATCAAAAGGCGCGGATTTCCTCCCGCCTCTATGATTGCATTTTGCAACTGGCTGTCAATCAATAAATCTTTGATCTGCTCCATGCGAGCGTCGGCAAGGCTTTGTATGGGCGCGGTCGCCTTTTCGACATTCTCGCGAGCGGATCGCTTGACGCTCTCAAGTTCGGCCTTCATCCGAGAAATAGCCTCGGACTCTTCGCCTTGTGAGATTTGCATTGACTCCAGTTGGCTCAACGCCTCGGCCAACTCTTGTGGGCTTCGCCCTATTGCAGAGAACTGCTTAAGGCCGTCCTCTGCCTTAGTCGCCCGGTCTTTGAGTTTGCCGAGCGTGGATTTAAGCCCTTGCACATTTTCCAACGCGTATCCGTTCTCGTCGGACACTGACAAAATATAACCACCCGCGTCTGATTCCGCATAATACTCTTTTAAGTTCTCCGGTATATCGTCGGCGGTTTGATATGTAGGTTTAAGCATTGTATCCCCTTCGGTGATACCTGCAACTCGGCAGGGTTTCAAGTGATACGGGCGACTCGCGCCTGTATTATTTTACTAAGCCCGTTTTCTTTTTTCAAGGGCTTTTAATTGCGGGAGTGTTAGCAGTTTCCCGTTGTTATTAGTGAACTCACTTATTTTTATCTTATTCCCCCTAAAAAGGGCCGCTCGACTTGGGCCAAGTATCTGGTCTTGCACCTCTTTCGGTTGTCGCCGGAGCCATTTGTTGTATGTAACATCCGACGGCACCGCGCCGTTCATTGATGCGCGAGCACCGACCGGCGCGTCGGCCACATCAAGCCCCAACTCGCGGTAGCTTTTTAAGACCGGGGTCATTGTGCACCGGCAATTAATGTGGGCCGGTGGCTGACGGTGCGCCGTGCTGGGCTTGAATACTTTCCCGTCCAGACCCCCACAGACGGGACAGGTGCGCGTGTCTAATGTCGCCACCCATTTGATACCCTTTATAATGTCGTCGTTCTGGGCGAAGGTCTCTTGTCGGGCCGCGTTCGATACGTTGTTTATTGAAGTGCGAACAATCGCCTCGGCCTTGCGCCGCGTCGTGTAGAGGATGCCGTCGGTAAATTTATTGGCCCTTGTTCCGCGCACCCGTTGCACCATCTGCCCGACCGTCTGCCCCTCTGCCGCGCCCAATCTTATAGCGCGTTCAAGTTCTTCCTGTGTTGAGCGTTGCAGTTTGCTAAACCATCCCGACAGGGGAGTTCCGTCCATCGGCGTATTGATTGCGATAGACCGCAACAACTCAGCCGAAGGGATGGTTGTATCCAAGACAATCGGAGACGCTTCTTCAAGGAGGTCGGCCACCCATTCAGCCTCGTCCCGCGAAAGCTCTGCGAGTAATGGAGTCAAGCCCTGCCGTGCCTCGCGGAATCGTCGCTCGTTTATTACGCGTAAATATCCAAACAACTTTTTCATTCGCGCCGTCGTTGCCACGCCCGGGTCAACTCCCAACTGCCCGATCTTCTCATAGCGGCGAATCAACTGCGCGAGGATATCTTGCTCCATGTCGTCAAGCAGTGCGTTGATCTTCTTGACCTCCGTCCCGCCCAACTGTTGCAAATATGCTTGATGCCGGATAACCCGGTCCATGACCTCTTCGTTGAGCGTCAACGATTCGCCGAGGTCGCGGATGTCAACTTGCTTATTCAAGCAGATTCCTCAACGGCATCGGGTTCTTCTACAAAGGGAGGTCCATCCACCATAAATGGATTTTCTGTTTCAAGTCCCGCCAATATTTCCTCAACATCGACAGCCTCATGATATAACCCCCTTCGCTTGCGCTCGGCCAGATACGTTCGGCGATCCAATACGCCGAGCTTGTAGTCCTCGCGGATTTCTTCCAGTTCGCGGCCCGTCGCCGCACTATAGCCCAAGTCTTCGCTAATAGAGACCGCCGGAGCGTCTAAGTTGCGTCCGGCCCACTCTGCCGAGAGTGCAAGGGCTTGCTGTAGTCCGTCCTCCAATAGCATGACGTATGCTTCAAGGTCGCTGATCTCTCGGCTTGCCTCTATCGCCAGTTCTGTGGCTGTTGGGTTGCCGCTCTTACGCTCGACCGGAGCCAATGCGAGGCTTTGCATCTGTTGCTCTAACTGCCGGAGCGCATCGGAGCCAACCTTGACGGCTGACCCGTCGGTCTCTATCACTTCGACATCGCTTTGGGGGTCTTTGTTTCCAAAAACTTTATACGGCCCAATCTCCACAGAGGCGACATCTTCCTTGCTAAATCCACGGAAGAACAGCATAGGCACACGCGCCACGGACTCAATATTGTCTTGGTCGGATTGGTTGCGCCAATGTTTTGCGTTTAGATGCGCCAAGCCTTCAAGGGGCGGCTCGCATTCAAGCAACCCCTTGCGGTTTGCGTAGACCGTCACAAGCGGAATCTTGCCGAGCGTGTTTGGGTATTCGGCGACCTGTTCCCACTGTTCTTCTTCCTCGTCGCCGGAGATCCGTTCCCAAAGTTCGATCATGTCCGGCATCCAGACGACAACGTAATGCACTGGGCGCGTCGCCCATCGGTTCGTCTGGGACGGCACGTCCACAACGTGGCGGACCTGCAAACGGGTTAGTTGCTCAACACCTCCGACGCGCTCGCCCTGCCAGTTGATAACCGAAGGCGGTGAGATGCCGACCATATAGGGCCGGAGTTGTAGCTCTTGCTCGTCGGCCAGTGTTAGCTCGCGTCCGAGCATATCCTGTAGCTTTGTCGTGTTCGGGTATTCGACGAGGATATGCGTCTTGCCGTAGACGAGCAGGTCTTGCAGTCGCTCTTTGGCGAACGTCGTAAGATTGCGCCCGGTCAAGTCTACGTTCTGCGAAAGCATCTGGAAAAATATGTCTGCATCTTCGGCCAACTGGACCGGAGCCGAGAAGGGCCGCGCCGAGTAAGTCGTCACTATATCTCGATACATATCATAAAGGACCGAATTGGCGAGGCGCGTCTGGTAGCGGTCATCCGACTCTTTCGGATACTGCGGCAGGTATTGCCGCCCTGCGTCTCTCATGGCGAGCGTTCCCTCCATGAGGATTTGCGGCAAGGCCCACCGTCGCGCCATGCGTTTATAGGCCGCGTTCGGGGTTGCTACCGTTGCGCTATCTGCCGCCTCGTCGTCGTGTGCAAAGTCGAAATAATTCATCTGTTGCCCTCTATAGTAGAAACTTTATATCTCGTCTAAATCCCATGACGAAATTTTCTCCGGTGCGTCTATCGGATGCTCTGCCACAATATAATAACCCAACGCGTCCGACGCATGAGACAGTCGCGGGTCAAAGCGTTTGTCGATCTCGCCAGACCCGCCCTCCAATACGCGCACCCCTTCAAGGTCTTTGTGGAGGTTTGGGGCCGCGTCGGGGTTAACATACAAGTTAACCTCTCCCTCACCGTCAACCAGTCGCGTGTTGACTGCGTTGACGCGTGAACGCTCCGAAGGGTTCGCCCTCGGGACGCGCATATATACGTCAAAGAACTGCCCAAGCTCGGACTGGACTATATCCCAGTCGCTACCCGAAGTCTTGGCCGTCCCTCGCGCCCCGCCTGTAGCGTCCCCGTAAATATAGACAATTCCCTCATGATTCGCCCAATCGTTTATAAGCCGCCCACAGACGGCGATGGTATTGCTGTTGCGCGGTATATGCACCTCGCCAATAACGACCGTCACCTCGGCCCCTGTTGCCGGGTCGTCCAACTCTTGGCAGACGACCGCCACGCCGGGCGAGACGTTGAAGTCGAAGCAGAAGATCAGCGGCTCACGCGGGTTATATTGGAGGTCCGTCCGTAGGTGGTCCTCGCAATACGCATAATACGCTTGACCTTGAAAATTTATAAAACTTGCTTCGTATTCTTGGGCGAACGTCAACGCGTCCATGTGCCGCCGTGCGGCTTCTATCTCGCCCCCTGGAAGGACTAACGCGCTCACCCAATGATAGGACCCCCATTCGCTCTCTGGCCCGTGTGCGAGCATTTGAGCCTTCGCATATTGGTCGAGGTCATAATAGTGGTTCCGGCCTTCCGGCACACCCGTAAAATCGCACCATCCATTGCGGTCTGATAGGGCCGGACGAATATGCTCTTGCCAGACGGTCGGCTTCATGTTGGCGTATTCGTCAAGCACGCCACCGTCCCACCCGACCCCCTCAATCCGCTCCGGCTTGTCGAGTCCGAGGACATGAATCTCTGCGCCGTTGGCCAGTCGTATAATCAACTCGCTCTCGCTCGGCTCGGTCGCTCGCCATTCGGGTGCGACCAGTGCCTTAAGATCAGACCAGAAAATGCGCTTGGCCTGGTCGCGGGTCGGTGCGGCGGCGAAGTAGCGCGGGGTCGGGTAGTCGCTCCCGCGCAATGCCCGGTGTATCAGTCGCCGCTTGCCGATCAGTTCCGTCTTGCCGGAGCGTCGGCCACAAGGAAACGTGTTAAAGCGATGTGTGCCGCGATACGCCTGTATCTGCACATCTATTGGCCGGAGCGGGGTCCATCGCTTAGGAAGGACTCCCGTCAATCGCTCCCGCCGATCTGGTCGTCAATAGCGTCGAGGGCTTTGCGAAACTCTGACGCGATGTCTGCGCCGGTGCGTGTCGTTTCTACGCGGTCGGTCTGGTTCAAGCGATTCTTGCCAAGCCAGATCAGCATCGCCGACTTGCCCGACATCGCCGCGTCATACTGCGCCCGACGGATGGAAACGTCGCCTTCCGACAGGCCGCGCTCGTAGGCCTCGCGCACGTCCTTCTGTTTTAGTTTGTTGCCAAACGTAGAGCGAGCCATGCCGAGAACGTCGGCGATCTCGTCGTATGTGCAACCAAGCCGCGCCAACGCCCGAACTTGTTCTATATCGACCTTTTTGACCGGTCGCCCTTTTTTGGGTGCCTTGTCCATTACCTTATAGCCAATCTATTAAAATTTCGTCCTCTCGTCCCACCTGGTCACGTTGGGCCGCATATCCAAATGGATAAATATATCATATCGACCGATGCCGGTAAAACCAAGCTCTTCGGCTTTATCGGCAATGAGATCGAGAGCCTCCGGCAGTATCGGTTGCGGTAGGTGCGGAGACTTGACCGACGGCACTATATCCGTCGCAAAGATCATATGCTGAGACCTACCGGCCCCGCCTATTGCCTCGTTATGTTTCGGGGACCGAAAGCCGGAAGTGATTCGCAACGGAGCTTCCCACCAATCGCGCAATTTTTGCAGGTTCTTCATGTGCGCCCAGAAACGCGCATCCGGTGCGAAACCCGACAACACTTCCTCCCAACTAAAATTTGGTATATCCTCGCGTAGTTGCAAACAATTTCCTCCTATCGTTGTCAAAAATATATACAATGCCCTGTATATTTTCAAGTCTTATGTAAACCTTTCCACGTGGAACACCTACAAGCCGAAGGGGAAAATATTTCCCACCTTGTTGGTCGGTGTACGAGTAAACCAAGTATGTACCAAGTATATTTTTTTTACTTGGTGACCTTAACCCCATTTATAATAAAGCACTTACGAGCCGTGCACAGGTAAACAGGGTAAAAACCGTTGGTTGATTTTTTTTAGAGAAAAACCGCTTTTCTATACACGTGAGAAAGAAGGCGTTTTACTTGGTGACATTTGCATAAGTCCTATATTCTAAATGCACTTAAGGTCACCAAGTAAGCTTTTTTTACTTGTACACAAAAAAGATAAAAGTATTATAAGTTATTAAAGAAACAAGAGGTTAAGTGTCACCAAGTAAAACCGCGTTTACTTGGTGCTTACTTGGTGACCTATGGGGTATAGTCGGTATTATGTAAACCAATAGGGTATAAGCTGTAGCTTATAAGCTATAGCTTATAGGGTATATGGCGTTGGATTATGTAAACCAATTAGGAGGGGCTACGCCAGAAAAGAACCTCCAAAACCTCCAAAAGCCCTTTTGAAGGTTTTGTCGGTTCGTTTTTTTGGATGAGTTAGGGTAAATAAAAAAGAACCTCCAAAACCTCCAAAAGCCCTTTTGAAGGTTTTGGAGGTTCTTTTTTAGGATGCGTTAGGGCAAATAAAAACCGCCCGACCAGAACCGAGGAGAACTGGCCGAGCGGATTGTGCCGGAGTCCAAACCGGCGATACCCGAGGAGAGTATCAAGGAGGTATACGCTTAATTTAGGGCCTCTGTAATGGCCCGTCAACGTCTTTGTGGCGGTATCCGATGATTGACTCGGGCCGACAGTTTAACGCGCTACAAAGCCGCCCAACGGTCCGTAGCGTCGGACTATAGCGACCCGTCAGCATGTTAGAGATTAGAGCCGGATACGTTCCCGCTCTTTTGGCGAGTTCGCGGTAGCTGTCGATCTCTGCGTCGGCCATCGCTTCATTAAGTTTTGTTCGGTCAATCATTAGCATATATAGTAATATAGGGAGTGATGGGTAAAAATGCAATGGCTCAAACTATTTTTGATTATTATTAAAAAAAGTGTTGACATTAGAAGGCAACGATTGTATCTTGTGTATAGACGTTAGTAATAACGCTAACGCGAAACGAGGAGAGAAGGAAATGACACAGCCCATTAAAAACATTAAAAAAGCTACTGCAATCATGGCCGACGGAACAAAGCACCGTGTCACCTTCTGCGGAATGGACGAATTAGGGAATTATATCGTCCGACGTGGAAAATATAATTACACTTACACAGCAGGCACCGAATGCAAGGAAATCCGCATACAGGTTGCCGACACGATAACCGTCCAACAAGATCGGTTGAGCGGTGTCGTTATATATGACCGCAAAGTCACTCGCACTGGCAAGCCATATCGTAGGAGCAACGGACAGCACTGGATAGAGTGCAGAGTATCAGAAGACGGCGGCACGGCATACGCGCATTACCAGATTGGTGTAGAAGCGCCCTTCGGTTGGGACTATGATGAATGGATAAACGAAGGGCTTGCGGCATAGCTCAGAAGGGAGGGGTTCCGGCCCCTCCCAACTTTTTTTGATTATTGTTAAAAAAAGTATTGACATTAAAAAGAAACGATTGTATCTTGTGTATTAGAAGTTAGTAATGACGCTAACGCAAACCGAGGAGCTTCAAAATGACTTACGAAATCAACGAAATCAACATCGCAGACATCGAATGGATGGGCGGTTGCATGGAGGATGACGCAGGGTATCTAAAATATAGCGCGGTCCATGCTTGGATCGGCGACGAAACGCTCTGCGGCGCAACGCCTCGCGGAGAAATCACCGACGTATCGCACGGCAACGAGTGCAAGCGTTGCCTCAAGAAGGTCGCAAAGATTGAAGCGTTAGAGGTCGAGGCCGAAGTCGAGCCGGTCGAGGCCGAGGTCGAGCCAGTCGTTGACATCGACTACCTAATCGCCCACAACAGCGGCTTCTCAAGCCTCGACGATATGCTCAACGCTCGCGGCGGGTATCGCCCCTCATGCGATGTAAGCCGGTTAGAGATGGAATTGATAGCTGACGCATACGACGCGGCACAGTCGGCCAGAGGCGACGAGAGAAGGGCTTTCCGCTACTAAGAGAGGAGGGAGGGGTTTCGGCCCCTCGCCATAACCGAGGAGACTTGACCATGACCTTTACGCATACCTTCGACGACCGCGACGAGAACGGCCCCGACCTTACGATTGAGGTCGGAACTGATGCAGGATCGCCCGCCTGCCGTTACAACGAATATCCGGCAGAACCGGCGGATTGGTGGATCGAGGAAATTACCGACGCAGACGGCAACCACTACGACGAGGAGTATTTCACGGCTCAAGAATGGGCCAATATCGAAAACGCCGCAGAGGCGGCACTGGAGGCGAACTAATGGAACAGGAAATAATCAAGCTCAGACGCGAGGGCAAGACAACGACAGAGATCACCAGAACGACCGGCGTGAGCTACTACCGACAACGCCAAATCTACGACGCGCACAACGTCCCGACTCCGAGCAGATACGGCGCGACCCGTCGCCGGATTCTCGAACTCCTCGACGTGGGCGCAATGACCCAGAGCGAGATCGCTCGGACGCTCGGCGTATCGCGGCAACTCGTCAGTGAGGTCAAGCAAATCGAATTGACAAAAACAGGTGTTGACAAGGAGTAGGCTTGTATATATCTTTAATAACATCACCAACAACCGAGGAGCTTGACAATGAAAACATTTATGAACAACGCGGCGGCATTTTTAGCGGTCGCCATCGGCTACTTGGCCGTCGAATGGTTCGCTGAGGCACTAAGCCACGCGATGGGAGCCGGACTATGAAAGTCAAGGACTGCCCGTATTGCACGGACCGCATGTATATCTACATGAAGCAAGAGCGGTGGGTCTGCGCCGACCACGCCCGATGCGGCTATACGCTCGACGCTACGCCCGACGAGATCGCCGCCGCCGTCAACGTCTATAGCAAGCGCATCCGGCGCGAGGTAACGGCTCAGACGGGCAACGTGGCCCCTGCTGTAGAGATATAAACTAATGGGGCGAGCGGCGGGAATAGCGGAGTGCAGACTGGGGAGTCGAATCACCGCGAAAAACTGCGAGAGCGATGGGGAGCATTCGCGACGACCGCAGGGGCCGCTCGCCCCAACCAACATACAACAGATTAAACCCTATTCGCGGCAACGAGAGGAGAGGGCCGCGAGAAATAAAACCAATCAATCAAATCACCGACAACGACCAGAGTGTCAACGTCAACTTAGGAGATTAGAAAAATGGGATTTTTGAACTTAAACAGCGAAAGAAAATATCTTCCCCGCCTTGATATGGACCTCCGCGCCGGACGATTCTTCGCCGTTGAGCGCACACAGAACGCCGCCGGAGAATGGGAGTCGGAGAAGATCGAAGTTGAAAAGCCGCGTTTCGTCGCCGACCTCGCCAATTGCGAAATCGGATGGACGGCCTTTATCGATAAACGCCCAGACTCCGTTATGCGTCACTGCGCCGACGGTATGCCGCCTCAACCCACGCCGGAACATAAAGCGGCGTTCGGGATCAACGTCAAGATCGTCGGCGGCGACTTCGACGGTTCGCTTCGTAAATTCGGAAAACAGGGCATAACCATCGGGAAAGCGTTCGACGATTTGGTCGACGCGTGGCAAGCGTTGCCGGAAGCAACCGACCCGACGAAATGCCCCGTCGTAGCTGTCACCGGCACGACCCCCGTCAAAGCCGGTCAGTCAACAAATTACGCCCCTAAATGGGGGATTGTCGAGTTTGTCGAACGCCCCGCAGAGTTCGACGACCACATCCCTGCGCGTCGTGACATTGCCGCAGAGAAAGCGGCAGAGGAGGCCACACAGGCCGCCGTCGCCGCTGATGATGTAGAGTTTCTTTAAACCCTTAAAACGCCCGACGGCCCCCCCTCCTCTTGGGGCCGTCGGGCTATATTATTTTGAATCAGACACTCATACTTGACGGCGAGCTACCCGCCCTAAACGAGATAATCGCGGCAAGTAAATCGCACTGGTCGCGCTACTCTCGCGTCAAGCGCGGCAATACGCAGATCGTCGCGCTTGAGTGTCGAGCGCAAAAACTAAAACCCGTTGACGCGCCCGTTGAGGTCACGTTCCGTCACTACAGACCCAACCGCCGGAAAGACCCCGACAACGTAGCCGGAGGCGCACAAAAGGCTATTCTTGACGGATTAGTCAAAGCGAAGATTCTCCCCGACGACACAATGCGTTATATTAGTTCTCTCCATCACTTTTTCCAGATTGACCGCAAAAAACCGAGGATAGAGGTACAAATCAATGTCACAAATCAAGAGGAAATTCGCGCTTGAATACGCACAAAGGGGTTGGCAGGTTTTTCCCTGCCATTTCATAACGACGAGCGGCACCTGCTCATGCGGCGAGGATTGCGACAGTGCGGGAAAACATCCAATGACGTACGGCGGTCTAAACGACGCGACAACGGACGAGCAACAAATCCGAGATTGGTGGAGTCAATCGCCCTACGCGAATGTCGGCATACGCACCGGCGAGGTTTCCGGCATCACTGCGATTGATATCGACCCACGCCACGACGGAGATGCGACATGGCGCGAACTGGAGCAGACCGTCGGCCCGATACCCGACACACCAACCCAGACGACCGGCGGCAACGGGCAACATATTATAGTCAACTATACGCCGCGCCTTCATACACAGAACGATGTCGCGCAGGGTATCGACATTAAAAACGACGGCGGCTATATCCTTGCTGAACCGAGCAACCACGCGAGCGGTGGGACATACGAGTGGGAACTGGCTTTGCATTACGACGACCACGCGCCCGTCGATCTGGCCGAGGCTTGGCCCAATGGCCTCGACAGGCTTGTTGAGCTACAGCAGGGCAATCGACCCCAGTTGACGCGCACGACGCGCCAGACAGCCGCAGAAGGCCAAATAGAGCGCGAGGCGGGGCAGAACCTCGCGGCGGGGCAGGTTATCGCCGAGGGGTCGCGGAACGCTACACTGACGAGCATCGCCGGATCGCTACGCCGTCGCGGTCTTGACGCGGAACAGATCGCCGCGATGCTCCATCAATACAATCAACAGTTCTGCTCGCCGGAATTAGACGCAACCGAAGTTGACCGCATCGCGCAGGGCATGATGCGCTACGAACCCGCGCCCCCGCTCCCGTCAACCATCGACCCCGACCTCGGCGTGACCGCTGAGTCGGCTTCTGCGCCTTCGGGCGGCGGGTATAACGTTGTCGGTCTACCGATGACCGACGGAGGCAATAGGGACCGTCTGGTCGCTCGCTACGGCTCGCAAATACTCTACGTTCCCGAACAGGGTTGGCACCTCTGGGATGGCGTGCGTTGGCGACTTGACAACGAGACCCGCATCCAAGAAATGGCCCTCGACACAGCGCGAACGATACGCGCAGAGGAGCGAACCGGTATCGTCGATAAGCAAGGCGTTGACATTGCCGAGAAATGGAGCCTGTCGAGCGAGTCCCTCGTTCGCGTAAACGCGATGATTAAGCTCGCGCAATCACACCCGTCAATCGTCTGCGGCGTATCCGACCTTGATACGCATCCGTTTCTCTACAACGCGGCGAATACTACGGTTGATCTGCTGACCGGCGAAACACTCGACCCCGACCCGACGCACCGCTTGACCCAACGCTCGCGAATGATCTACAAACCCGACGCGACCTGCCCTTACTGGTGCGAGTTTGTCGGTCAAATCTTACGCGAAGATAAAGCCGTAATACGCCACCTTCAAAAATACCTCGGCTTGGCGTTGACCGGCGACATGACGAGCGAGGCCATGTTTATTTTATACGGCGAAGGGGCCAACGGTAAGTCAATCCTGCTTGAAGTCCTCGCGTATCTCATGGGCGATTATCTAAGCACTGCACCGGCCCACACGTTTCTTTCCTCTTCGCGTAACGAGTCGATCCGCAACGACCTCGCCATGTTGCGCGGTGCGCGGTTGGTGACGGTATCGGAAACCAACAAAGGGTCATCGCTCGACGAGGCTGTAATTAAGCGCACGGTATCCGGCGACCAAGAAACGGCGCGGTTTCTCCATAAAGAATATTTCTCATTCCATCCACAGTATAAAATCCTTTTAGCGACCAACAACAAGCCAGAAATCAAAGGCGGCACCCACGGCACATGGCGACGACTTCACTTGATAGAGTTCGGCGTAAAGTTCGGCAGTGCCGGACATCCGGCGGCAGGTAAAAAAGACGAGATAATCGCACGACTCAAAAGCGAGGCGAGCGGAATCTTAAACTGGCTTATTGAGGGGTATCAACTCTACCGCGCCGAGGGATTAGAACAGCCGGACGCGGTGCGCGATTCCACTGCGAGCTACCGAGAGGACCAAGACCCACTAATAGATTTCTTCGGCACCTGTTGCGAGATCGGCAGTGACTACACTGTGACCACGAGCGACCTGCGCGAAGCCTACAACGCACATACAGGCGAAGATCGGTCTGCGGTCTGGTTCGGTCGGCTTATGTCGGAACACGGATACAAGCCGGAAAGCGTTGGCGGCAGGGGCAACCGCACCCGCGTATATCGCGGGCTTATGTTGAGCGAGGACGGGCAAGCCCTGCTCGCCCGTAATGATTTCCAATATTAACCGAGGAGCGTATGAGATACGGATCAGTTTGTAGCGGCGTAGAAGCCGCCAGTTTGGCGTGGGAGCCGTTAGGATGGCAACCGCAGTGGTTCAGCGAAATTGAGGCATTCCCCTCTGCTGTATTACAACATCATTGGCCCGATGTGGCGAACTTAGGAGATATGACGAATGAATACTTCCGAAACAACACAACACCAGTTGACCTTCTCGTGGGCGGCACCCCCTGCCAATCCTTCTCCCTCGCCGGACTTAGAGAAGGACTGGATGACGAGCGTGGCAACCTCGCCCTTGAGTTTTGCCGCGTTGTTGATCGACTCACGCCCCGCTGGGTTGTCTGGGAAAACGTCCCCGGTGTCTTGTCATCACATGGAGGACGGGACTTTGGTACCATCGTCGGGGCGATGGCAGAACTCGGGTATAATCTCGCGTGGAGAATCTTGGACGCTCAACACTACGGAACACCACAAAGACGCAGACGAGTGTTCCTTGTCGGACATCTTGGAGCCGATGAGCGAGGAGCTGCAGCGGTATTGTTTGAGTCCCACAGCTTGCAAGGGCATACTGCGCCGAGCAGAGAAAAGGGGCAAGGCACTACCGTATACACTACATCAAGCATTGGCGGATACAGTCAAGGAGTCGGAACGTTAAGGGCAAGTGGGGGGGACTTAGGCGGTGGAAGTGAAAACCTTGTGGCCAAATGTATCACTGCAGGGCAGCGATATGATTTTGAGAGCGAAACTTTCCCTATTAGCTTTTGGGCGCAGTCTATGCGAGCGCGCCGGTTAACACCGCGCGAGTGCGAACGTCTGCAAGGAATGCCCGACGATCACACACGCATACCGTGGCGTGGGAAATCTGCTGAAGATTGCCCCGATGGGCCGCGCTACAAAGCCATCGGCAACTCGATGGCCGTGCCTGTGATGCGTTGGATTGGCGAACGCATACAAATGGTTGATAATATTTTAAACCGAGGAGAAAAGCACAATGGACAACGTATATAGTTTTCTGCGTCAACTGGACGCTGTAGGGATCGGTCTTGAGTTGGCCGACGGCGAGCAACTCAAAATGTCGGGCGGGTCGAATCTAACGCCCGACCAACGCGCCCATATCATCGCCAACAGGGGCGCGGTCATGGCGGCAATCAAAGCGCAATGCGTGGCGATGGGCGAGATGCTCAACCGCGTAGAACAGGCGACAACGTGGTCAGCATTAGAGCAGATCGTCGCGGAGGGGTGTGAGGCGTGGAAAGCGGGCAGGCTCCAGACGGCCCACTACGAGCGCGTAACGGTCGCCGCGTGTAACCATGCGCGAGAGATACCGCCGAGCCATTCGATCATCAACAACGCGATAGTTCGCACCGCAGAGGTCAACGCGCAGGTCGTCGAGGTGTTCGACGGGGAGCGCGTCGCGTGAGCGAGGCTATATATAAATATTGGTCAAGCCGACTTGAGGGGCTAAATTTTGGTTGTTGTTTCCGTTGCAATTATAAGACAAAAAATTTACAACGAGCGCACATAAATGCGCGAGTAGCCGGAGGCAATGACACAGCCGAAAACTTGCATCTACTGTGCCGCCTATGCCATACTGGGTCTGAGTTATTAGAGGGAGACAAATATTGGGCATGGTTTAAATCTGATACCGCACCCATTAAATATTATCGTGAATTATTACAATTAAATGTATCGAGTCGAACGTCTACAGCGATGGCGCAGAAGCGTAAGCGAGGCGAGAAAACGGGTGGAGATGTTCCCTTCGGGTATCGCCTACTGGAGGGTGGACGGTTGGCCGTAGACCCCGACGAACAAGAGGTTATTTCTCTTATTCGCCAACGACGCGAAAACGGCGAGTCCTACCGTAAGATCGGAGCAGAGTTAGAGCGGCGAGGTATCTTGACTCGTCGCGGGAAAAGCGTCTGGCATCCTCAGGTAATCAAACAAGTATTGAATCAGAAAATAACACCTAAGCATTGCGTCGCATAACCGCGAGCAGGGAGGGACGCGGGACCGGTAGCAGGGGCGCAGATTGGCCCCTGCTACTTTTTTATTTTCTCGGCTTTCTTTTCTTCTTGGGCTTCGCTTTTTTCTTCCCGCCCATTTTACCGTATCCAATCCCCTTCGGCATAGATCAATCCTTTCTTATTCTGCCCTGCGTGGCGTGGCTTTATACGTCCAGATGTTGTTGACTTTATGGCGCGTCATATCGACAAACCACCCGCCCATTGGACGGGGAGCCTTGCCGGTCTCGTGCCACCATCCCGACCCATCTCCGGCAAACTCGTCTTTGTAAGTCGGTAGCTGTAGGTGATGCTGTGTCTCGGCATACGTCACGCCGTTTGAGTTGATCCGCTCTCGCCGCATCTCCATTGACCACGCCTCGTGGATATGGCCGGAGCAGATTATATCCGCGTCGGGTAAAAACGTAGCGCGTCGGTTGGTGGCGATAACGCCTTTAGTCACTGGACCGCCACCGCCGGAGCCGTGCGTGAAATAGATTTTCTTGGTGTCGCTAATATAGCTGTTCGAGTGTTGGATATAGCGAAGAAACACCCACCCGCTATAGCCCATTCTCTGAATCTCTGAGCCGGTGCGTAGGTTCAACTCGTTGATCGTCGCGCCGAGCAGGTCAAACTCTGTATGCCGCAAAATAGAGGTCTCATGGTTGCCCTCGGCCCATCCTGCGATATACGGCGCGTATGGCTCCAGAAACGCCACAGAATCCTCTACCAGCGCGTTCAAATAATCCGAGCGTTTATACTGCGGGAGCAGTGCGCTCTTTGATCCTCGGCGATCTGACGCGCCCTGCATCGAATCAAACCAGTCACCGAGAAAGAGCGCACGACCATTAGCCGCGACTACCTCGTCCAAGTGCTTTTTGATCAACTTCCGGTCGGCGTGGGCTGAGTCAAAATGTTGGTCCGACGCGAGCAGAACGGGAACCGTCCATTCTGCGCCCATCGGCGTAAACGAGACCGAGATGCACTTTTCGCTCAACCGCTCGACGGTCGGCCCGATGGGTCGGCGTTTTTTTGCCGCTTTAGTTCCCATCGGCCAATCGTTTCGCGTATTCGAGCGCGGCTGTATAGTTGTCCAGTTTTCGCTCGACCCGCGTCAAGGATTGGTCTATTGACGCGAGGCGTTCGTCAACCTTCGCTTCTAACGCCGTTAAACGGTCGCTGTGGGAGATCGTCGCACTAAACAGCCAACCAATCGCCGCCAAAATACAGCCCGTCAGAACGCTTTGTGAGTCGAATTTCACGCCATCGGCCAATCAGCTAAAACTCGACCATCTGGCTAATTTCGATACCGACCTCTTTGGCGAGATCGGACGAGAGGCCGAGGCCGGATAGTCCTGCCGCGATTATCAACGCGACAACGCGCTTAGTCGCCTTTTTTGTTGCGACCTCTTCAAGTTTTTTCTTCAAAAAGTCCATACCATCACCATTTAACTTTATTAGCCCAATAGGCCGCCGAGGTCGGCCCTTTGGCTATGTTTTTCGCGTGGCGTGCTTTCCACGCCAAACGCCGCGCCCGATAGGCTTTAGACTCGCCTTTCTTTTTTGGCGAGCCAGAGACACCCTGTGACCCAAACCGAATAAGCTTCGGCCTCTTAGTCTGCGGGTCTTTTATCAAAACCGCATGGCTTTTCGTTTTGTGCTTTGGCGTTCGCTTCGGTTTGCTGTATCCGGCGAACCGTTCGCCCCTGTAATTTATCGCCATAATTTACTCGCAAACGTGAGTGGTGACTTGTAGGCTCAAAGCGTCGAGCCGTTTCTCAATATACTCAATGCGCGTATTTTGCACCGCGTCGTCCGGCAGTGCGCCGATAGTCCCTCTCGGCCAGTTGGTCGCAAAATGGGTATTCTCGTCGGTGTCTTTGCGGAGTAGCATAAGATCAACCTCGTGCCGCGTTTTTGTTTTCTCTAATTCGGCAAGGCGGGTGCCGTGCTCTTTGATCGCGGTCTGCTGTTCGGCAACCTCTTCGACCGCTCGGCTCAACTTCTGCTGTTGCTCAAATATTGCGCTTATCTGATCCCATCCCAAATACAACGCCGTCCCACCCGCCAGAAGCATTATCAACAGTATCCCCGCCTCTTTGGATAGCGTCGATATTGCTCCGGCAGTGTCTAACGGGTCGGAACTATTCGCCTGCTCCGTCGGTTGGTTGCTCATTTTGTTTTAGTTGATATTTCCCATTAGCGTAGTCGAGCGCACCTTGCAACTGACAGCATTGCGGATCGTTAGCGACAACAAACTGCGCCCGTTCGCGCAGGGCTGTCTCGATCTCTTTTATAAGTTGCTCGTCGCTTGCCGGTGTCGGCTTGCTTTGGTCCTTGCTCATCGTATAGACTCCTGTAGGATTGTAGGATGGTAGGGTTGTAGGGTATGGGTATAATATAACAAACTTACGCGTTTGATGCACTCCACGGAGCAGTTTCTTCACGAGGTGCGTTGATGCGTCCGGCGAGTTGTTGCTCCAGACCGCCGCGCTGATCAGCGGCCCACTGGTCGAGGTAGGTCACGCACCGATCCGGTAGGGCCGTCATGTCGGCGAGAGGCTCAAAGTCTGCCGCAGTGCAAGAGTCGAGGTCAAGAGAAACCCACGGGTCCGTAGAAGCGACTCCGAGGTCGGGGTTGTCGCTATCTTCGCACCGACAGACCACCACCACGGCGGTAATGACGTTTTGCTGTACAGACCCGTCGCCGATCTCCATCTCTGGGACCACGCGAAGTCTTTGCGTTATCTCATGCGTGTGGATGTACATTTTTTACTCTCCTTTTATGTTCTAATTATGCCGCTTCAAGTGCTTCGATGCGAGCGGTTAGTTCTTGGATCGCTTTGGTCAAGACGGGTATCAGCGATTGATACGCTACGTTTAAATGCTCGGCATCGTCCTTGACAATGCCGTCAAGGTATTCCTTCCCTTGTAAAACCTCTTGCAAGTCCTGCGCTATAAATCCTACCTGCGTCGCTCTGTCGTCGCTGTAGCCCTCGACGTATTCAAACGTGACGGGGCGCATCTGATTGACGAGATCGAGCGCGTTGTCGGTATAGGTAGCGATGGATTTTTTAAGGCGTTTGTCTGATCCGTTGACGTATGCCCCCGCGCCCCAGACGCCGGTGCCACCGACCTGTAGGTTGTAAGACCCTTGATCGCTCGTGTTTTTAATCCAAACCTCTCCGGCAGAGGTAGCGCGTAAAACCTCGGCAGGGGTTGAACCTGTGAAGATGTAGTAGTTGAGCGCGAAGTGTGCCGAGTCTACATAGGCCGAGGTTGAGCGGTTATAAACGACCGTATTGACCCCGCCATTTAACCCGCCGACGTTGAACTCATACCCTGCCGCGCCGCCGTTAGATACGACGAGTTTGTATGTTGGGGATAGACTGCCGATGCCAAAATTACCGCTTGAATTTATTACAGCGCGAAGAGTGCCTCCGGTCTGAAAGTGCATACTATCAGCACCTCCACCCAACCCTGTGCCGTGGTCGTATGCAACAGCACCTCTTGTGGCCGTCCCATCGCTAAACGACAACCCTGCATAGTGTGCACCTGTAGCAATTTCCAGAAATGTATTGGCATCGTTTTCAAGGATTAATTGAGCCGAACCACTGTGGGACGCAGATGGGTCGCCATCACTGCCCATTATGTGTAAACGCGCCGCCGGTGAGGACTCACTCAATCCGAGATTGCCTGTCGATGTCAGCCACATTTTGTTGGATTGTCCTGTAGCGAACGCCATCTGATCGTTGCTGTGCGTGTAAAATATGCGCCCTGCCCACGCAGTTGCATCGCTAAACAAGATACCAGAATCCGCACCTGCAATCTCTATCATTGAGGTGCTGTTTTCCTCAACTGCGAGATTTGTATTACCGTCTGGCGTAAATCCGCTCAACGTGCTTTCGCGGATGTGAGCGCGACACGCAGGCGAGTCCGTTCCGATGCCAACGTTAATACCCGAAGATGTGCTAATTGTAGAGGCATTGTAGCGGAATATCTCAGTGCCATCGTCGAGGAAAGTCATATTGCCGCCACGCGCATCGAAGAAGCCGTTGTCTGCGTTAGTGGGCGGCTGTATGCGTAACTGACGCGAGGACGAATTTGCTTCAAGAATTAGCATCCCTTCAGCGGGTGGTTCGCCTCCTTGTGATGCGTGGATTATGGTGTCGGGAGAAGTTTCATTAAACCCCACGTTGCCGTCTGATTTTATTCTCAGTGCCTCGTCAAAACCAGTAGCATTTTTATCACTGGCAATTGCGAATTTAAAACCCGTATTGCTAAAAATGCTAAACGGATCGGACGCTGTTGCACCGCTAAAAAATACCCCAAAATTATTACCGTTATCAGCCTCAATCGTAAGGTCAGCACCTGCACTACTGACCGCTTTAATATTTACTGTTCTTGCGCCTAATCCCGTTGGCGAATGAGTGCCAACACCTATATCACCTGCGGATGTTGCGAGGGTTGAGGTGTATAATCCTGTCGTGCCGCTGATCGTTCCGCCTGTGACGTTGCCGCTAAATGATGTTGCGGTAAGTGCAAAGTTTGCCGTGTCGTCGGGATCGCCAAGTAGTTGCTCTAACGTCCACCTGCTCGCGTCTGCTTTTACCCGCGAAACGTCAAGCAAAGATTTACTCGTTGGCTCGCCAACCGTCCACCGCTGTCCGAGACTTCCGTAGCTATAGGGATTTGTCGCCATTATATACTCGCTTTCTATTCTCTCTAATTACTACCCAACAAAGGATATAGCTGACTCTGGGTCTAATTCGTTTACGCGCCCGTTGGGTAGTGTTCCCCAACCAGAAGCAACCCGCTGTTCATCTGTTGCCGCGTCGTAGTCGGGATACCCCGGCGAGACGACCGTGCCAATAGGTTTATACCACGGCGGAGCTATCTGCGCCTCTATGCGGATGCGCGTGTCGTCTGGGGTCATCTCTTGCACCCCTAACACCACCCACTTCTGCGTGAGCCGGTAGATACTCGCACCCGTTGAAAATGCTTGAGCCTTTGATCCAAACTGTGCGCGACTAACGGTTATGCGAGCATTCACAGAATCAACTGCGGTGATTAGCATACCTTCGGGCGGGGTTGAATTTGACTCTTGGAGGTAAATATAATCATTTACGCGGAGAAGTCCCGCCTCGCCCGGTGTTACATCAATCTCTGTCTCAACTGCGTCAACGGCCTCGGTCGTTTCTGTAATCTGTCGCGCTCTCTGGCTTGCTTTTAGCTTTGGATGGTCAAGAAGCATAAAGTCGCCGGGTTGCACCCGTATGCCGTCGTGCATCAATGAAAACGTGATACGGTCGCGTGGTTGCGAGAACCATTCAAGGCAGTGGTCTTTGAATAGTTCAGCGGTTGACTCGTCGCGCATGAACTGGCTTATATACCCGCCGTCATCAAGAAAGGTTCTCTGTCTGTTCCCCCCTAATGCGTTTACGGCCTTGTAGGCTTGCTGAGATGAGAACGCCAAATCGTCTATATTAGGGCCGATATAATACGCAACAGAGGAAAGCGTGGTCACTGCGCCGCCATCAACAGCGGTTAATGTCAAGACGGTCTCACTGACGATAGACGAAACTGTATAGAGCTTGTCGCCGGATACATATACATGCTCGCCAACAATTACGTCATCTGTCTGAAAAGTCGCAGACGCGTCGGTCAGTGTTGCGCCCGTCTCGGCGGTGTTTGCCGTTCCAGAAATCCTAAACTGGCCGCTTGCTATTTTTGCCCGTTGAGGCACTCCCGTGGCGGGATGGACAGCATACCGTATAGCAATCTCGTTGTAAATGTCGGAAGCGTTGACGGGTTCAACCTCAAGGTCGTATTGCTGTTGCATCGGGTTGTCAATCGGCCCGACTACGGGCGCGTGATACCCGCCAGTAAAAAAATGTTCCGGCGTTCTGTCCTTGTCCATTGCCGCGCAGTGGAACTTTCCGGCGGTGCTGTAGAGCATCAACCCCGCCTCGAAACAGAACGAGTCGAGAAACTGGTCGGACACCTGTTGCCGCATCACAAAGTCAAAATACCAGTCCGTGCGAGATGCCGCCGCCGCCGCAAAAGAGGTCGCGTCAATCTTGGTTTCTTCAAGGTTGTTTAGATTCTTCCCGCGAAGCAGTGCCTCCAAAATATATACAGGGTTACGCAACACAGACCCGCCACCCCCGACGACCGCAGACCCGTCTTTGTAAAATGAGGACGAGTCAACCCAACCCTGTAGCGTTTGGTATATTTCCGGCTCTTGCTCAACCAACGATAGGAAGTCGTCAAACTCAATCTTTATTGATGCTTCCTCAATCCGGGTCTCTGGGAATGGCGACCGGCGGCGGATCTCTAAATGGAGATTGGCAACGCTTGACCAATCGCTATAATCTCCCAACGTGAGGGAATAGGTAGAGTCCCCCGATGCTGTAGCGTTGGATGCTATCGGGGTTACGTCCGAAACCGTAGTATCGTATAGGTACCACTCATAAACGCCCGTGCTTGATTTTATATATAGAGAGACACTTGTCATTGTGCCAATCTTAGGCAAGCCAGAAAACCACACGCGCAGGTTGTTGGAGTCTATAGAGACGTATGAGGAGTCGCCTGGAGGGATACAATCATACCAATTTGTATATCCGTTGCCGGGAAAAGGTCTGGTCGGTCGTGCGAATGTGATTCGCTCTGGATCGTCAAGCGTTATAACCCTGTCGGTGATTGACGCGTTGACAATCTGCGCGAACTTTTCCGCTTGAGGATACCATTGATAAATATAATTCGTCCCCACAAGTTGATGCTCTGAGGCGATGGCCTTAAGCGCAAACTTGTCAACCATTCGCGCAGGGGCCAAGCTGACAATATCACCCGCCCGGAGATCGTCGGGCGTTTCGTTATGGTTGCCGAAGGCTTCTGGTATCACTGCGCCGAGCGAGTAGGCGAACGGATACGTTACAGGGTCGAGGAGTTTGCTTGGTATTTGTTTTAGTTCGGCCTTGCTGTCGTCCTTTAGGCGTAACGTCCACACGTTGTTCCGTGTGCTGTTCCGCTCAATAACGCCGCGAAAGACCTCTATGCGGTCGGCTTCAACCTCGGAGCCTGTCGGGAAGATGAAATAGACATACACCTCGTCATTGCTTATTACGTGCGTGTCCGTTATGGTAGACTCGCCGCCCTCGTCGCGGAGTCGAATGGTAGAGGTGGCAACAGGGCCGAGACCGCCCTGCTCTTTCACGCGTAACATGCCGAGGTCGATTCCTCGCTCGGCTATGATGCCCTCGTAGGTGCTGGACGAGAGCGTATAGGGACGCGAAGCCCACCGCTTTGTTGTCGTAGACGCACCGTATTGGTCAAGGGTCGCCACAACCATCCAAACGCCCTTGACCCCATCCTTGACGCGCTCGGCCTCCTGTGCGCTTGTTAGCGTCCGCGCCATTAGGCAACCTCTGCCAGTTGAACCTCAACCGCGTAGGAGTCATAATCGACGAGCCGCGCCCGTTCGATTCCACCTGTATATTTTACGGTGTAGTCGTCGCCGTTTTCGTCGGTGTATGTCACCTCGGTAGATGCGCCGGAAACGGTCGTATACCAAAACGTCTTGAGGGTTGTATAGTTGCTCGCGCTCAAACTTTGCCACGCCAACGTCCACCGCTTAAGCTCGCCCGACCCGCGAGTGATTGACGTAATGCGCCCACCCATCGCTTGCTGTATGGACTGGTCGAGGAACGCGAACGCTTGCCCCGGATAGTCTGGAGCGGGTAGCGTGACGGACGGGTTGGTGCCGTCGTCAAAAGTTATGTTTGCCATCTGTTAAGCCCTTCCACTGGTAAAACCCAACCTTTGCGGCTCGTCATAGGAGCGGTCGCCTATGGCCTCTTTTACCGCGCTGTTGATCGCTTCACTAATTCCCGACGCGTCAAAGTCTATTAGATTTGTGACGTTTACAGGCACAACCGGAATATTATTTAATACAGAATTTAGGCCCGTTGTTATGTTCGGCACCATATCAGCAAATAGGGAAAAGAAATCAAGAGCCGAAGGGGGAGAAAATAGCTGGGCTGCTGTGAATTGTGCTTTGCCTGTAATCTCTATAAAGCCCGGAGTTCCGAAATTATACTCTAAAGGACGAAACCCAGCCTCTCGCGTGTTTTTGGAAATAAGCCACCCTCTAAAAATATCTGACCAATCATCAAGCGCGTATTTCCCTGTAATCTTTATGCGGTCGTTAAAATTGACAGGTAGTTTGTCGCGCCCATCGTAGACGGGGCCATAAAACATCTGGTCATAGTCGTCAATTTTACGCTTCCAGATATGCAACCTGTGGGAACCGTTGAAATCTATTTCTGGCTTTTCTGTCCCATCCCACACAGGGCCGTAAAGCATTTGGTCGTAGTCGTCAATCAAACGCTTCCAAATATGCAACTTATGCGAGCCGTTAAAATCTATCTCTGGCTTTTCTGTTCCATCCCATACAGGGCCGTAGAGGAGCTGATCCCAGTGATCTATTTCTTTTCGTATGATTACGAGATTCTCGCCCGAATAGTCAACCGTTAGCGGTTGGGTCGTTGCTGTTGTAACCTGCGCCGCTGTTGTCGTCGCCGCAGTCCCCCCTGTGGTGGTCGTTGTCGCGGCTGTAGTCGATGCACCCGCACCGCCACCGCCGCCCGTTAGAGCGGCCCCTGCGCGGCCCATATACTGAAGTTGACGCACGGCCTGTTGAAAGCGGTTATACGCGGCGCGTTGTTCGAATACATCGCTCCCTGCGCGGCGAAACTCCTGCGACAACTGGGTGCGGAGCGCGATCTCTTGCGCGTTGATGCGCAGACGGGTCGCGGCTTGCTCTGCCGCACTGAGTCGGTCCACTGCGGTTGTGGCATCCTCTGCGCTGTCTCGCAGATGGTCAAAAGCCTCGGAAGTGTCAAAAAACTGTGTGGCGACCTCGGCAAACGATCCAGTATCCCCGAAGGTTTGCAGGAAAATCTTTTCAAACTCATCAAACGAACCAAAACTTGCCTCAACTGCCGCCACAAAACGCTGCTCACTATATGCTACACTATCCGCAAAATCTTCTAAGGTGCCACCCACGCCCAACACGTCAAACTCGGCCAAAATATCAAAGATACGCCGCACCGCATCGGCTTGCGTTTCGGGCAAGTCGTTTATCGCTCCGGTCACATTGCCTATATCAATCGCACCTTGATTGAGTAGCGCGAAAAAATCTTCAAAGACCGTAAAGATTCTTTGCTGTCCCTGCGCTATATCTTCAAAGAAAAGACTTTCAATAACAGATTGAGCCGAGCGATCTGCTTGCTCTAATGCCCTATTTAAATCCTCCAACGCTCGCCTTGCTTTTTCTCCCGAGTCACTTATGCCGAAAAAAGTGTCGAGCAGTAGAAACAGGCCATTAGCTACCGAGGTGATTTGTGCGGCAACATTGCCGGAGGTAAACGCGTCGTATATGTCTTGACCGGCATCAGCAAACTCGGCCAGTTCTGGGCTTATCCTACGCAGTGCGTCGATAGTCGCATCTATTGCCGCTGACTCTATTTCTCGCGCCGTGCTGACGTTTTTTAAATTTTGCTCAAAGTCAAAAACGCGCTCATCGACTGAAACCGACGCAGGGCCAACAAGACTCGGCCCTGTTGCGGGCCGCCTTGTTGGACGCGGCCCCGTTGTAGCCGGTCGGGTTTTCAATCCTTCAATGAATGCTTCCTTTACAAGTTCCGTCTCTGCTTTCACTGTTGTGGCAAGGGCTTTAAATCCCTCACTCACCTCAAACGCTATTTGATCGGCGGTTGGCGGTTGCTCGCCTTCCGGCAGGGTTGTAGTTGCTTGGACGGCCCTGCCATATAACCCCGTCGCCCCGCCGGTTAGTAGCCCTAAAATACCTTGCAAGGCTATTTGCGGTCGGTCTGAGAGCGCATCTAAGCCCTCTGCAATACCTAACAGGGACGTTGCAAACTTATCACTAACCCCTGCCGACTCGTCAATCTTACTGACCAATTTAGTGAGGCTATTGGTAACAGTCGTCAACGACTGCCCAATGGTCGCGGAGGTTTGTCCGAACTCCGTCCGCACGGCCCCCTGTTGGGTCTGTATGGCCTTTACGACCGTCTCGCTTGTCAATGCCCCCTCTGCGCCTAACGCCCTCAGTTGGCCGATTGAGACCCCTATGCCGTCTGCTATGGCTCGCGCCAAGCGCGGGGTCTGCTCAAGGACCGAGTTTAGTTCTTCGCCGCGTAGCGTCCCCGACGCGATGCCTTGCCCTAACTGGAGCAGGGCCGCGCTCGCCGCATCCGCCGACGCGCCCGAGATCGTAATAGCCTGTGAGATGGTTTCTGTAATATCAACAAGCTCTCTCTGGGTTAGCCCTAACTCTTCTGAGGACCGAGCGAGGCGCGAGTAGAGGTCAACCGTCTGGTCAAAACCCACGCGGCTCTTTTGCGAAACCTCAAAAAGTTGTTGTTGTGCCAAGCCGAGCGCATACGTCGAGTCCGTTACGAGTTTGAGCCTGTTATTTATCTGGGTGGATACGTCGAGAAGATCAAAGAATTGTTTGACAACAACGGAAGTCCCAACAGCGGCAAACGCACCTTTCAGCGCGGTAAAGTTGCGACCCATGCCGCCCGTGGCATCACTGGCCTTTTTCGCCTTCCCTGCGAGCGTGTCAAACTCGCGCCCGGCCTTGTCCGCACTGCGGCCCGTCTCTTTTAGTTCGTCCTTGAGGCGGTCAAAGTTGTCGT